GGCAAGCCAACTATAAAGCCGCGGGATATCAACAACCAACATAAGTAATGTTTCCAGCGGTCTCTGAGCATCATCCCGCTTTACAAATTCTGCTGCCTATGCTAAAATTAACATAGGAGAAAAGCATGTCACAAGATCAAAACCAAGTAGGGCATCGTTGGATGTCAGCAAGGCAATACAAATACACCAGTACCAAAGAATACCACGATGCATTTCCATGCGCATATCGTCAATGGCGGGCAGACAGCCACTGCAATTTGATACATGGTTATTCATTCTCAATGAAGTTCTACTTTGGCACCGACGATTTAGATGTTCGTAACTGGGCGGCTGACTATGGTGGACTAAAAGAGTTGAAGAAGATTCTTGAGGATCAATTTGACCATACTCTTCTGGTTAGTTCTGATGACCCGGAACTTGAAACATACAAACTACTACAAGAAAAGAAAATGGCTAAACTCACTATCTTGCCTAAATTAGGTTGCGAGGGATTGAGCGATATGCTTTACAAATATGTAAATGCTGTCTATATTCCAGATATGTGGGGGCCGGGTGAAGCACAGAGACTTTGGTGCTACAGAGTTGAAGTACGTGAAACACAATCAAACATGGCTTTCCGCGAAGGTCATAGAGAATGGAATGAGGACTTGTTTGCATGACATCCGAGTATGATATTGCCATGTTGTTGGCCACAAGAGGCCGCACCGAAAGCCTTGGTCGCAGTATTCGCAGCCTGATCAAATTTGCAGACCATCCTGAACGTTTGCAGTTGATGTTTGCGTTTGACAATGATGATGTAGCAGGTACTGAATACTTCAAGAACGAACTACAACCGTGGTTAGACGAACAAGAACTCATGTATACTGCCATGCAGTTTGAACGTCAAGGCTATCATAGGCTGCACATCTACAACAACAAGATGGCTGAACACACAGATGCTCGCTGGCTAATGATCTGGAACGATGATGCTGTGATGGAAACACAAGGCTGGGACACAGAAATCATGCGTTATGAAGGTCAGTTCAAACTGCTGGCATTCCACACCCATCTGGACCATCCCTACAGCATTTTCCCTATTCTACCACGCAAGTGGTATGAGTTGTTGGGTTACATTAGCCCACATTCAGTACAAGATGGCTGGCTCAGTCAACAGGCTTACATGCTGGATATCTGGGAACGTATACCTGTGTGGGTGTTGCATGACCGTGCTGACATCACAGGCAACAACAATGATGACACATTTCGTGAACGTGCATCACTAGAGGGTCGCCCATTTGATGAAGCAGATTTCCACAGTCGAACACAGATAGAACTGCGCCACCGAGACTGTGCTAAGTTAGCCATGCACATGCGTGAGCAAGGCATCAGCATTGAGTTTTTTGAAAACATATTCAAAGGCACACAAGATCCTTGGGAAAAACTAGCACAAAATGATGTAAACAAGCAAATGGTGCAGTTTGACAATCCACATCGGCACTTTGCTAAATGACTTAAATACAGGATGACATATAAAATAGCCTTTGTTCAGCCCAACTTTCAACAAGGGCCAAAAGAATTTAACGCATACTACTTGCCTTATTCAGCAGGTGTGGTATGGAGTTATTCACTGCAGGATCCTTGGGTGCGCGACAATTTTTCAGTGACAGAATGGATATGGCGCAGAGATGCGTTAGAACCATTGGCACAACGTTTGGCACAAAACAACATGGTCACGTTCAGCACATATGTTTGGAATCATCGCTACAACTACGCATTGGCTCGACGCATCAAAGAAATCAATCCCCAGGTATTGACAGTGTTTGGTGGACCTGAAGTAGCTATCACAGATCCTGATCTTTTTATCAAAGAACCATTCATGGATTTGGTTATCTGTTATGAAGGCGAAATTACGTTCAAACGAGTGTTAGAACATTTTGAGCAAGGCGACTGGGAGTCAGTGCCTGGCTTGTTGATCAACCGCAACGGTGTTGCTGTAAAAACACAAGATGCTGAACGCATTGATACTCTGGACCAGGTGCCCAGTCCGTATTTGTCGGGCATATTTGATCAGATGATTGCAGACCATCCGGAAGTGACCTGGCAAGGTACTTTGGAAACCAATCGTGGTTGTCCTTATGCCTGTACCTTTTGCGACTGGGGCAGTTTGACCTACAACAAGGTCAAAAAATTTGAACTGGAACGTGTGTTTGCTGAACTAGAATGGATGGCTCGTCACAACTTTGATTGGATCTCAATTACTGATGCCAACTTTGGTATGTATCCTGAACGTGATGGCATGATAGCTGACAAGATCATTGAGATGCAGGAAAAGTTTGGCTCACCAAGAACATTCTCAGTGGCCTGGGCCAAGAATCAAAAGAAAGAAGTCATTGACATTGTGAAGAAACTATTGGATGCACGTGGCTTCAACCAAGGTCTTACACTGAGTGTACAGAGTCTAGATCATGATGTGTTAGAAAATATTCGCAGAAAAAACATGGAGATGAACAAGCTCAATGAAGTGTTTGAGCTGTGTGATCAACGCAATATTCCTGCATACACAGAACTGATCCTGGGCCTGCCAGGCGAAACTTTGCAGTCTTGGAAAAAGAACTTTTATGCTTTGTATGAGTTAAATCAACACACCGGCATTACAACATTTCAAGCACAATTGTTGGAAAATGCTGAGATGAACTTGTTGCAAAAGAAACTGTTCAAGATCACCAGCCAACCTGTGACAGATTACTTTGCTGGCAGCTATAGTGTGGAACATATTGAAGAAAGCATTGACGTTATCACCGGCACCAAAGACATGCCCACGCCTGTGATGTTGGATGCACAGATATTTGCCTGGTTCCAAACCACATTCCACATCAATGGTTTTGCTACCATTGTGGCCAGATTTGTCAACAAATATTTAAATATCAGTTATAACGATTATTACGAAGACCTATTTGCATATTTTATGACCAATGAGTGGTTGATGAAAGAAGAAGCCGAAGCCCGTATGTACTTCAACAATTGGATGATGACTGGACGCATTAATCATCCCAAGATTGGTGTAGAAATTCACGGTTGGAACATCATCCATAGAACATCAATGAACATGCATCAAGAAAATCAAGTAGAGCAACTATATGACTATTTGGAAAAATTCTTGGAACGTTACAACTTGCCCGAAGACCTGTTGGCCAGTTTGATGAAACTGCAAAGAAGTTACTACATCAAGTATGATGATAGAAATCAGTACCCCATAAACTTGGAGTTGGACTACAACATCTGGGAATATTTAAGTTTTAACCGACTACTGACCAAAACAAAAACTGTATATCGTTTAGATTTTCCTGAAGACAAGACCATGAGTTTCAATAGATTCTTGGAGTTATTTTACTTTGCAAGACGTAGAAACTTTGGCAAAGCCACAGTGGATATTGTCAATAACATTGACTCTAAAGGTGCACGCCGAGGTGCAGGTGCTGCCAAAGCACAAGGCAGTTTCTCAGTGAAGAAAAAACAACTAGTGGCGTGATGTCAAGATTGTTTGCATTTGGGTGTAGTTTTACCAACTATCGGTGGAGTACTTGGGCAGATTGTTTATCACCAGAGTTTGACTACTTTGAAAATTGGGGACAAAGCGGTGCTGGCAATCACCACATCTTCAACTCAGTAATGGAGGCAGATCAGCGTCATCAGTTTGGTGCTGGCGATACTGTGGTAGTTTGTTGGACAGATTTCAACAGGGACGATCGCTACGTAAATGGGCGATGGCATACCCTGGGCAATATTTTTAATTGCCCTATATACGAACCTAAGTACCTTAAAGATCACTACGACGAACGAGGTTATTTGATACGAGATCTTGCCTATATCAAAGCAGTAAAAACATTGTTGGAAAATCGTCCAGGACTGACCTGGCGCTTTCTCAGCATGGTAGAACTCATGGCACGACCTGCACCCGATGATGACACAAGTTTGCACAGAGATGCTATGCGATTGTATAGTGATGTATTAGACAGCATATTACCAGGCTATGATAAAACTGTATTTTTAAACAACTGGCCCAAACCTGGCAATGATCCACACCCCACTCCTGTAGAGCATTTGGCCTATTTGGATGCAGTATTGCCAGGCTGGGTGACAAAATCAGAAACTCGTGTTAAAATGCATGAACAAAGCGTCAATCTAAATAAAGATCCCCGTAAGTCGGGCATGACAAAGGTAACAAGATTATGAAATTAAAAGTATCAGAATTATTTTATTCAGCACAAGGCGAAGGACGTTATGTTGGCGTGCCCAGCATATTCTTGCGCATGTTTGGTTGCAACTTTACCTGTTCAGGGTTTGGTTGCAAGCCTGGAGAGCGGAGCACAGAAGCAGGCGAAGTGGCCAAGACTGTGGGGTTGTACAAAACATTTGAAGAACTGCCCTTGGTGAACACAGGTTGTGATAGTTATGCGTCATGGCATCCAGACTTCAAACACCTGAGTCCCACATACACAGTTGAACAACTTGTGGACCGAATGACAGCATTGTTGCCTAATGGACACTGGCTGCAACCCAACGGCAACCCTGTTCATTTGGTAATCACAGGTGGTGAGCCGCTGTTGGGCTGGCAACGTGCTTATCCCGAGTTGTTGGATGTGTTACACGAGCGTGGCCTGCGTCACATCACATTTGAAACCAATGGCACACAAGACTTGACCCGAGAGTTCAAAGACTACTTGCGCAACTGGTTTGGTGAGATCACATTCAGTGTCAGTCCTAAACTAAGTGTGTCAGGAGAGTCGTGGGAGGATGCCATCAAGCCCGACGTGGTCTGGGACTATGAAACCTATGGAGTTACATATCTCAAATTTGTGGTAGAAAAGGTTGAGGACTTTAATGAGCTGGACCGTGCAGTAGATGAGTATCGCCTGCGTGAATTTGGTGGTCCTGTGTTTGTGATGCCTGTGGGTGGTGTGGTGTCAGTATATGATGGCAACAGAATCAACGTTGCCGACGAAGCACTCAAGCGTGGCTACTGGTACAGTCCACGATTACACGTTGACCTTTGGGGCAACGGGTGGGGCAAATAATGAAATTCTTTGATAGATTCAAGAAAAAACCAGAACCTGTTGCCAAAGAGGAAAAGGTTGTTCGGGTGCCCAAGGCGCCTGAGAAAACTGCCAAACAGACGGCCACCGAAAAGAATGAACCTTATGTGGCCATTGTAACCATGGACATTGATCCCAACAATTTGCATCAAGGTGCATTTGAATTGGATTGGAATGAAATATTCATTGCTCGACTGGTCAAGGCCGGATACATGATGAAGCCCACAGACGCAGATTCAGACATTGTGGACCGTTGGTTCCAGAATGTGTGCAGACACGTGGTGATGGAAACATGGGAACAGGATCAAGCCATGCGCAACTCAGTGAGTGGTTATGTTCACACCAGAGACATTGGCGATGGACGCACGGAGATCAGTTAAATGATATTCAATCACATCAAAGAACTCAAAGCTCAAGGCAAAAAGATTGGTATCACATTCAGCACATTTGACATGCTACACGCAGGTCATATTGCCATGCTGAGCGAAGCCCGGAACCACTGCGACTATTTGATTTGTGGCCTGCAAACCGATCCCACTATTGATCGTCCTGATACCAAAAACAAACCCATCCAAAGTATTGTGGAACGACAGATCCAACTTGCGGCTTGTCGTTATGTGGATGAAGTTGTGGTTTACCAAACTGAACAAGACTTGGTGGACTTGTTGTTGATCCTACCTTTGGATGTTCGTATCCTTGGTGTGGAATACGAAGACAAAAATTTCTCCGGCAGGGACGAATGCCATGATCGTGGTATTGATATTGTGTTCAACGGTCGTGATCATTCTTTTTCCAGTAGCAGCCTGCGCAGACGTGTTGTGGCAGCGGAAAGTCACAAAACATTGTCCACTCCATGATACTGTATGTAAACGGTGATAGCCACACCGCGGCAGCTGAAGCAACAAACCCACATTGTTTTGCTGAAGACGACGGAGAATTATATCATTTGGAACGCCGCCCACATCCTGCCAATCTTGCAGTGAGTTGGGGGCGGCATTTGTCCAAACTGATCAATGCTGAATTTTATTGTGATGCAGAATCGGCTGCTAGCAATGCTAGAATCATGCGCACTACACGCGACTGGATAAGAAAAAACTACAATCGGTTGGATCGCACTGTCATGGTCATACAGTGGTCAACCTGGGAACGAGAAGAGTGGCTGCACGAAGGGCAATACTGGCAGGTCAATGCGTCTGGGATTGACCATATACCCAAAGCACTGCAAGATCGATACAAACAATTTGTTGCCACAATAAACTGGGAACGTTGTACAGAACAAGCGCACAGAGATATTTGGCAATTCCATCGAGAATTAGCAGCCAAAAATATTCGGCATGTTTTCTTCAATGGAAACAATCATTTTGCGTCTGTGCCATGGCATCCAGACTGGGAAAACAGTTACATGGATCCGTACAATTCCCAAATGACCTATAGCAATTTGCTCAAAACCTCAGGATTTTCAACAGTAAACCCACAAAGTTGGCATTTTGGTGCAGATGCCCATAGCTTTTGGGCTGGACATGTGTTACAATACATCAAACAACATAACTTGGTGAACACAAATGCGCTACCTACTGATTGATACCTCTAACATGTTTTTCCGTGCGCGGCACCAAGCGCATCGTGCCGCTGACACATGGACCAAACTGGGCTTTGCCTTGCACTTGACCTTGATGAGTGCAAACAAAGTAGCCCGTGATTTGGGTGCTGATCATGTGGTATTCGCACTGGAAGGTCGTAGCTGGCGCAAAGATCACTACAAACCCTACAAGGCCAATCGTGCAGTGGCACGTGGACAAATGAGCGAGTCAGAAGCAGAAGAGGACAAACTGTTCTGGGAGACGCATGATGAGCTGACTAAATACTTGTCTACACGAACCAACTGTAGTGTGATCCGTTGTGCCACAGCAGAAGCAGATGACATCATTGCACGTTGGATTGCATTACACCCCCTGGATGAACATGTTGTGGTCAGCTCAGACTCAGACTTTGTGCAGTTGATTGCACCCAATGTCAAATTGTACAATGGTATCAACGATCACTTGTTCAGTACTGAGGGTGTTACAGACGCAAAAGGCAAAAACTTGGCATTCACTATTGAGAGCAACTCAAAGATCAAGGTTGGCAAAGCCGATGCCAACTTTGTGCCACCTCCTGATTATCAACGGTGGGTGCTGTTCCTGAAATGCATGCGAGGTGATCCTGGTGACAATGTGTTCTCGGCCTATCCAGGTGTGCGTGTGAAAGGCACAAAGAATCAAGTGGGACTGACAGAAGCATTTGAAGATCGTGACCGACGCGGCTATGCCTGGAACAATCTCATGTTGCAACGTTGGATGGACCATGAGCAAGCCGAACACAAGGTGCTGGACGACTATGAACGCAATCGTACCTTAATTGATCTTACTGCACAGCCCGATGCGATCAAAGCTGTAGTAGATGAAGCCATACGTGAGCAGATTAGCCATCGAGATGTGGGCATGGTAGGTGCGCAATTTTTAAGATTCTGTGGCAAATATGAACTCACCAAACTCAGTGACTATGCAGATGCCATCAGTCGCTGGTTGAACGAAACATACAAAGGAGTATTGGATGATCGAAGCAAAACCCATAGTGGATAAAAAGTATTGGATCTTGAAGGAGGATGATCGCAAGATTGGCGTGGTAGAAGCCGAGAGTGATGGCTACACTGTGCGTATCAATGACCAAGTTGGCAAGTTCAAAACCATTCCTATGGTTCGTAAAAAGGCCAACATTGAATTTGCACCACCCGAAAAGACCACAAAGCCTGCGCCAGACCAAGTGCATGGATTTGAAACAGGATGTAGAGCATTCAACCCCATGTGGGACGTCAAGCATCGACTGCCGCTGTTTACAAAAGAAAACAAATCAAAATCATGGTATGCCGCAGGTTGGTATGCTGTGAAACAACATCGTGCATGGAAATTGCTTCGTAATCCCAAGCTGATTGTGTTGGAACGTTATCAATATCAAGGTCCATTTCATACTCAGGAGGCAGCACGTGACAAATCCCTTTCGTGATCAAGAGAAATTTATGCGGGCTTGCGACCAAACAGTTGGCGGCGAGTTTGACAAGGATCAATTTAATTTGTATATTAGTTTGATTGAAGAAGAAGCAGGTGAACTTGCCGAAGCAATCAAAGCGCATGACCAAGTAGAAACACTTGATGCTCTTATTGATATTTTAGTTGTAACTATAGGTGCTATTCATAGCATGGGTAGTGATGCCGAAGGAGCTTGGAAAGAAGTAATGAGTACAAACTTTGCCAAGATTAGCGAGGATGGTAAAGTACGTAAGCGTGAAGATGGTAAAGTGTTAAAACCCATGGGCTGGGTTCCGCCCGATCTAAAACCGTTTGTTTAAAAAATGAGTCTACACATACATAGATTTGTGGACTCAGTCAAAGCACATGAAGCACGTGGGCAGAAAGATTTCATGATGCCCATGCGCGATGCCAAAGACTTACACGCAGACATCACTAAACTGTTGATTACATTGGAACAATTACGAGAACAGCAGGCACGTGGTGCAGAAATAGTAGAAGTGCAGATCACTGGAGGTAGTTTTAAAAGTGCATAGTTATTGGCATAAATAACTGCGGAGTTCGATATGTCAAGACCAAAGCCAACAGTGCTGATTGAGCACACCAACAAACAAACCTACAAGACCGAACAAGTGCTGGCCTCAGAAGGTGTGTGGGCTGTGTTCTTTGACTCAAAGCCTATCAACTTAAAAACCAGCAACTTGCTAACACAGTTTCCCGGTCCTAAATACAAAAAGGTATCGTTTTCCAACCCTGGACACGCCATCAACTTGGCCCGCAAACTCAACACACAATTCCGGACAGACAAGTTTTCAGTTGTGCTGTTAACACAAGGGGATAAGATCTATCCCAATGCTCAATAAACTCACACTCACACAGGAACTGATAACACGCTATCCTGATGCGCCGCCTCTTGACGAAGCCATGCGTTCATGGTGGCAAAACATTAGAGATGATGGGGGCTTGAGATTGACCTATGAAGGCTTTTATGTGTTTGAGAACTTGTTGGAACTTAGCAGTTATTCATTTGATTTGCCAGAAAAGTTGTTGACTCCAAAAAACTTGCTGGCCATGGATCGGCGTATGACCTGCCCTTATTACATGGTCAACAATCGTAAACTAAACAAACT